TCGAGCCATCGCGCTCTTTCCATTGCGTCATCGACCAGTGAATTGGGGATAAACTGATCGTCCGAGGCATTAGGGAATTGTCCATAGACTTCGACGTGCGCTTGGGTTGAGTCGGGTCCGTATTCGTCAATGATCTGTTGGTAGACGGCCTTATCTGTCCCTTCGACAGATCTGGCATCGACAATCTTATTTCTCCAAAAGTCTCGTTTGGAGTTAAAACACTCATAAAAGTAACCAGAGTTACGCCGGGGGTTACTAAAGCACAACCAAAACCTATTAGGCGTATTCTCCGTAAAAAAGCCCGCTGCCACTGCCCAGATCGTATCATCAATACCGCTCGCCTCATCAAACACCAGCATCACGCCTGCGAAGTTATGCACCCCCGCGTAGCTGTCTGGATTCTCAGCCGACCACAGCCGCCCCTCAACGCCCCAGTATCTTGTGCCCATCTTCAGGTCGCGCTCGACCAGTTCCGAGATCCACTTGGCTGGTAGCACTCGCGTTGCTGATACCTCGAACCAATGACTGTGAAGTGACATACTCAGCCACTTCGTGATCTCGGCCCAGGTGACGCTGCGGAGCTGCGCCTCGGAATTGGCCGACACGATGGTCGTCGAGCCGATCCGTGTGGTCAGCATCCAGATCACTAACCATGAGACTAAGGCAGATTTACCGATGCCACGCCCTGAAGACGTCGCCATCCTAAAAGTCTCAAAGTCTACTCGACCGCCGTTTGCTTTGATGTGTTCGCGCAGCTCTACCAAGACCTCTAGCTGCCATCGACGCGGCCCCTCAAAATGCTCAAGAGGCGTCCCTGCTTTCCCCCACGGAAACGCCAGCCTTACGAACGACAGCGGGTCGTTCTTGATCTGCGGCGACCATAAGGTTGCCATAAGACGCTGTTCCTCCTCCGGGGAGTATATTGGCACTTGCATCTATAAGTTGTCCTTCAATGACCCGTTGCTGCGCCTCCTGAAGCGCCGCCGTAATAGAGATCGTCTGGTTGACCTCGACGCTGACCGCTTGTTTAGCAACCCAGCCATGCACATGCTTTAGGATGTCAAGCGCCGCCTTTGCATCGCCCGCCAGCGCCGCGTTTCTTAGAACGCCCGCCATCTCCATCTCGCCGTCAGCGCGGCCTTTGGTTTCGTAATACTCTGCGACCGGATCGAGTTGTATCAGCCGACGATACTCGACTGGCATCATATCACAGGCCAACGCCAGCGCGTCGCCTTTTAACCCTTGTCGTGCTGCGTCGTAGATTTGTTGCAGCCGTTGCTCCGTCGCTTCGATCTTGCGCGGCTCATAAGGTAGCGATTGGAATGTCATTGCAACAAAATATATGACGGGGTGCTTTTTAGCAAATAAAAAAAATTTCGTGCAGTCCCTTCGTATACCTTTAAGGGATGGTCAAGGCCCAGCCCCCCTCCCCAAATGTCAACGGCCAGCTTAGAGCTTAAATCACTTAGAATGTAAACTTAAAGTAAAATGTTAAGTTAAATGTCAACAAGAGTTGGGTGATTGTTGGGTGTTATGGGTTGTTTGGGTGATAGGTTTTAAGTCGCTGAATGACTTTTCTACAGTCGCCCACGTTCACGGCTCATTTGACTTATATCAATTATTATACTTATTAAATATTTATAAATATAATAATAACACATACAACCCAAAGTCATGAATTATGGGCACTATATGGGCTTGGCTTACAGCCCATTTGACGACCACGTCACAACCCAAAACACCCAGGAAAATCACCCATAAAAACTAATCTGCAATTTTCTGTAAAATAATGTTTGACACTTGTGAATAATTGCGCTAAAGATAATCTTACACACAAACGAGGGGTAAAAATCATGACATTAACCGAGTTTTTTGAATCAGTAGCCATTGGCTTTGGCCTGGTAATGCTGGCGCTGATGACAGTAGCGTCACCATTCATCCTATTCAGATAAAGGGGAAAGATTATGCAAGCCAAATTAGAGAAACTGTTGCGCTATCATCGCCAGCGCGTGTTCGATGACATAACCGGCGATTTACATGAGCGCGCGTTAAAGCGGCTAAAACGGACGCGCACATTCAAAGATATGTGCGAGCGCCGCCAAGACGAGGCGCGTCACAGATCATCCGAGCGCCTATTGCGCGCATATGCTTAACTTAACCAAATAGGGGAAAAATTATGAATACTTACAATATCGAATATACCGACACATTTGGCGGCGAATCAAACTATTCATGGGTGCGACGCGCAACTGTGACCATGCCTGAGTTGACGCATTACGGCTACGATGGCGGCACTAACTATTCCAAAACCGATAAAATCTATCAGCGCGAGCTGATGAAAAAAGCAAAAGCGGCCGTTGGCTTAACCGGCGCGCGCGGCCGCGTCACGGACTATGGCGACACAATAGACTTTCGGCCATATGGCTGTTGCACAGTCTTATTTATCACTGTCGAATACTGAGGGGAAAGACAATGAAACTCGCAACCAAACTAATCACATTGCCATCTCATTGGGCGTCGGCATTATTCAATGACGACACGACAGGGTTAACTGATGACGAAGAAATGGCGCTGAATAGATTCGTCGATGAAATGGTTAAAGGCTACGGAAAATGCTGGCCGATTGCTTGTAGTGAAGAAACGAGCTTTAGCCCTTGGCATGAGGCGCAACCATATGGAGTTTTAGCCTGTGACTGCGTTGACATTACTTTTGACGTCACACCAAACTAATAGGAGAAAATCATGAGCAATTACAATGGATGGACAAACTACGCGACATGGCGCGTCAATTTAGAAATGTTTGACGGTTATGATCCGTATGACTGCGGTCATGACTCTAGCGTCGCGGCCTATGACTTAGGTCTGAGCCTTAAAGAAATGGCTGAAGAAACATTAGAGCAAGAAATTGGCAATGCTGAAGGCTTGGCTTTCTCATACGCTATGGCCTTTCTTGTTGACGTCAATTGGACAGAGATAGCGCAACATATGATTGACAACTATTCGGAGCAGGCAGCATGAGAACCTTTACATATTATTTTGACGAGCTATCAATACTGCCGCGCTATGCCATTTATGCCGTTGGTGAAGCGGACATATCATATAACATAGCATCGCCCGAACCGGACGTGGGGATATTCGAGCATTATGCGACGGATATTAGTATAGACGCTATTGTCATCTATGGACATGGGCACAATGACAGTAAACTGAATATAGATGCCGACCATTGGCTTTATGCGCACATAGAACAAGCGCTATTGGACGACGAGAGCCTAGCCTATGCCTGCATGGAGGATGCAGCATGAAACAAGCACTATACGTTATAGGGCTGGCGACATGCGCTAGCCTTTTAATCCCGGCAATAGCCTTAGTTTTACTCTATACAATAGGGGGGTAGCATGTCTCGTATGGCTGAATATTATGACTTCCAACAGATGCTCTATCTACTCTCGACGCGCGCGTTAGAGATAATGCTCAACTATGAATCAGATACTTTCCGGCATAGCCTAATCAAAAAAGAAATCGAGGCGCGCAAATGAGCGACCACATTATAAAAGCTCTACTAGAGCAAAACACAAAGCTGAGAGAACGCGTTCAAGCTCTCGAGGCGGTCATTGCGGCAATGATCTGTTCACAGCCGCCCGAAGACCTCTTAACGCCTGTAAACGACACGACGGAGCAACAGCCGTCATAGGGGAAAGCCTAATGAAGAAAGTGAAACAGATATTATTAGAAGAGGCGCTAGACAGTAACCTCTCGCCGGAACAAGTCTTAAGCTATAGCAGGCGGCAAGACATTCTATGGACGCGCTATCGCATCTATTGGCGGGCGCGGCGGGAAACGAGCGCCAGCTATCCGCAAATTGGGCGCGTGTTAAAGCGCGATCATACTACAGTCATACATGGGGAGCGCTGTTATCAGGCGAGATTAGATGGGAAAGAATATAGAAAACCAGGGCGTAATGTCGGTTATAATAATAGCGATAATAGAGATTCTATTGGGTGTTAAATGACTTATCTGTGCTGCACATTTGGCAAATGTGTAGCCTTTAAGATACAAATGAGCGACAAATGACAAACTACTTTAATGAGCAATACGAGGCCATACAGGCCACAATCCCCGACGTGCCGAGGGATCTGCCATGCTACCAGGTCAACGTGCCTCTGTGGCTGTTCTGGCGCAAAATAGACCCCATGGCAGTGGAGCACCCCATAATGACGGAGCAAGAGATAACGCGCCGCTTAGACCTGCTTTACATGGGCGACGGCACCTGCTAATAGTTGTCTATTAGCAAACCTCCCCATTGCTATTTGGCTCCGCGTTCACCCCTAGCGCGGGGCCTTTTTTATTGGAAAGCGCGGCCATTACACAACTCGCATAGTGAATTAACTATAAGAGCTGTATAACACACGACCAGATCGCATACTATCTGCATAGCCCCTCCGCGCATGTGTCATATATCGTCTTCGCGGCCTGACACGCAGCCAGCCCATAGATGAAAACACTAATTAGGACGAAGCGCAACAACATTCCCCTCCTGCGGCGTGTCTTCGACCATGCGACGAAGATCTGACTTGTTAAGGTGCTTTAGCTTTGGTGACACGAAAATGTGGCGTTTGTTCTTATGCTCCGGCGCGTGCACAAGGCCAAGATCGCGCCAACCTGACTCTTTGAGCGCGTGTAAGAGCGCCGCTTGAGGGATCTTAACGCCGGTCGGAGCCAGACCTGCGAGCTTCTGACAGACCTTGAACCAGGGGCCAGCGATAACGCCTTGGTTGAAAGGATAACGCATAGCTTCGATCTCGTCGAGGATATAAGACTCAGCCGTGGACATGCCGGAGCTTATCATCGTGCGCTTGAACTCAGTCTCCATCGGCGTGGCGGCGGGGTTGAACTTGGACACGTCACGGCGCATCATCCAGCCAGCGATAGCCTCAAAGCCGCCTGCCTTATACCAGTCCCATATTGCTTTAGCCTCTCTAGGCTGCATACGTGGCGAACGCGACCAGACGCAGAACCATCGACGGTCTTGTGACGGCAATGAGATCGGCACGGGGTCGTTCGTGAACGCCAGGACGAAAAGACGATTGACCATGTCATATGGATGCAAGCCTTTGCGATTAATCGGGAGCGTCTCAGGGGGCGCGGCGATAATAGGCTTGAGCTTGTTAGCCAACGCGCGGCGCTCGCGTGCCTCCGGCTCTCGAAGCTCGTTAAGGATCAGAACCTCGCTCTCCATAGCATAGCCCCACTGGCTGGTGAGGTTATCGCCGTCGATAAGGCCACGGTTCTTATAGTTAGGCCCACAGATAGACCATATGAAGGGCACCCACATGGTGTCTTTACCGCAGCCCTCATCGCCGCCATGCAGGATCGCGTGGTTGATCTTGATCTTAGGGTTCTGAACCTTGAAGGCCATTGCGTCGAAGATATGCTCACGCTCGTCAGGGTCAGGCACAAGCCGCTCGCAGTGCGCCAGCCATTTGCTGACGTCACCGTTGCCAGGCACGGGGCGCGCATTCATCCAACGGTTGCCGTAGACGTCGCCGTCCTTGTTATAGACCAAAGGCTCTTCGCCAGCGGCGTAGGTCAGACCTTTAAGGAGCAAACCGCCAACCTCCTGACGATGCTCATCAAACCACGTCGCAGCCTCAATACGGCGACCTTTACCATGTGTTGATTGACATTCGATGTGCCTGAACACGGCATTAAACGCGGCACGCGTCAGCTCTGTGCGCGTCTCAAGGTCGAAGTAGGCGTCATCAGTCAAGATGTAGGCGAAGCGCTCAAACCAGCCAGTGCGCTCGACACGACCAGCCTGCTTGCGCTCAACCTCGACGATCCGCTTGTTGGCGTCGTCTTTAAACATGTCATTATGAGGCAACTTGTCGCGCAATGCGGCCATTTCTTTTGCCAGCACGTCGTCACGCAAACCGGGCGCTACTTGCGGGCCACCATTATTGCCGACCCAATCAAGAAACGAGGCGCTGGTCAGATGATCGCAATGACCATGGTAACAGCAAAATGCGCGATTAAGGGGATTATAGCGTGCCTCAACTTGACCATCCGTATGCTCTGCATGGTTCGGGCAGACAACGC